CGGATTGTATTAAAACATTTAGCCGGGTTTATGAGGAGACGGACGAGGACAGAACTAACTACTATGTTTTTATACAGGATTATAATACTAACGTAACGGACGGAAGTAACTATATAGACCAAGGGACAGAGGTAACTTTAGGGTTAGACTTAACACCCGAGTTAATTATTAACCCGTTAACAGACGACGACATTAGAACGGCAAAAGACGTAAACGACAACTAAAAAAAATGGCTAGGACAGTAGACGAGATACAAACGGAAATTATTAACGCTATACAAGCTAACCCAACGTTAGCGGGTTTAACCTCTACCTCAGCGGTGGCCTTTTGGCGTTTAATTACTCGGGTAGTGGCGGGAGCTTTAGAGAGCGAGGAGCAAATTAACGATTTATTTAAGGCCGAGTTAGAGCAAATAGCAAGGGAGGCAATACCAGGGACGGCGGAATGGTTACAAAAGAGGGTTTTAGAATTTCAATACGACGCGCTTAACCCACAGGTTACGCAAGTAATAGACGGGCGGGTTACGTATCCAACTATAGACGAGTCTCTAAGGATTATAACAGCGGCGGCAGTAAAGGAGCAAGCTAACGGGCGGGTTTTAGTAAAAGCGGCCAAAGACGACGGCGCGGGAGGTTTAGAGCCTTTATCCACTTTAGAAAAGGACGCGTTAGACGGTTATTTATCTCGTATTGGTTTCGTGGGCATTCCTATTGACTCCATTAGCCAACAGCCGGACAGGTTAAGAGTATCTAATAGCAATGTTTATTATAAAAAAGAATACGACCCGGCGGCTATATTGTTAGATATTGAGGAGGCTTTAAACCAGTATTTAAATGATATTTCTTCGGTTAACTTTAACGGCGTGGTAGTTTTAAGCGAAATTATAGACATAATCCAAGCTATTGACGGGGTGGCCGATGTTAAAAGCTTTTTCTTTTTAACAGTAATAAGACCCTTTTCAACTCCCGCGCCTGGGGGTACGGCTATAACTATCCAAAAAGAGGCGGAGGCGGGTTACGCTATTTTAGAGGATACCCCAGGTTATACCTTAGCGGACACGTTAACACTATTACCAGAAGACCAAATACCAAACGGCTAAAAAATGAGTAGTTTTTACACTATAAACTGGGCGGATTTTGTAACGGATTTTTTACCACCGGACAAAAGGGAGGATATTAACGAGGCTTATATTACAGCCTTGTTAACACCATTGCAAACAATACATAACCAAACCTACGGAGTTTTTAGGCCCTCAATAGAGGCAATAGCGAAACAAAACGGGCAAAGGATACTATTAGAGGATATTTTAAACACTACTTTTGCGGTAGTGGGTCCGCAGTTTATTTATATAGACAACAGCGGGGACGACATTTTACCAGCAATATTTTTTAACGAAAACGAGGGGTTAATCCCTAATAATTTTTTTAACGAAAGTGAGGCGACGCCTTTTTATTTCAATAATGCGGCAGAAATCAGCAATAATAAAAACTTTGTTGTTTACGTTCCCGCGGCGGTTTATGCCTCAGTGGGCGAACCGGCAATAATTAACGAAATAGAGAGATTAAGACCCGCCTCAACAACTTACACAATAACAACTTACTAAAATGGCAACATTAAAAAGCAAAACCCCAAAATTTAAAAGTATAGCGGGCGAAATGGAACCGGGCGGAGCGCCTATTTACGCGGACGACGTTTTAAGGGTTCAAGAAAATAGCAGCGCGGATAGCCTTAACTTTTACGAGGCTTCAAGACGTTTATTACCTGAGTTATTAACATGGGACGGGGCTACAAGTTCTAAACAGTTTGAGAACGGTTTAATTTTAGCCGGTTGCGAGTATGACAATACGGATACGTCTAACCCAGTAGTTAGCGAGGGTTTTATTTTGAGCGGCGGCGAAGTTTGTTATTTCCCTGGGGGAACTTATAACACGGGGTTTACTCCTGGATTGTTATTTTTATTTAAAGGACCTTTAACGGGAACCAATAGAGTATTTAACGACGGAGGTAGCAAAGAGATTTTAATAGAATACTCTACTATCATAGAGCAAGGCGAAATTACAGGGAACGGCTTAGAGTTACAAGCGGGGACAGCTATAACAGCCACGGACGAGGTAGTAGTTTTACAAATAGGATTAGACGACCCGTTTAAGGGCGAGGATTATTTTACACTTCGGGCGGCTTTAAATTTGCCAGAGTTCGGCGCTCAACTTACGGAGCCGGCTTTTACTTCGGTCCCTCTTAATGGTACTAATACAGTGGGAGCGGCTTTGCCTTATTTAGTTAGTAGAGTAAATAACGACGGAACAACGGAAATACATGGCTCAGTAGACTTAAAAGTAGCTAACCAGGTGGGTACTCCTATACTTGCAATTGTTCCCTCGGGAGCTTATAACGTTAATTCGTTGGGGTCTATTCCTTTAAACTCAGTGGCAGACGGAAACAACTATTACCCCGTTTTAATAGCTAGCGACGGAGGTATTAGAGTAAAAGAGCCGTTAGCCGGTTGGCCTGGCATAGATGTAGAGATAGTTATAAGCGCGAAATTTTACGGAAATACAACCGTTCCAACGCCTTACAGCTACAAAAAAGACTTTTTAAATATCACTTAGTCGGGTGGTTTTCAAAATAGAAATCTAATATTTCGCGTAAAAGGGAGGCCGTAGAGGTCTCTTTTTTTTGCTTTAATTTTTGGAATAACATACGGCGGCGGCCATGTATCCAACATTTAACCTCTATTTTAATACTCATAACTTAATTTTTAAGTGGACCAACTTAGCCCAACTACTTACAAAAGTACAAAATTAACCCGTTAAAGTTAACTATTTTAGTGTTTAAATGGAAAATTTCAACTTTATAACGAACTTCATAAGCGGACAAAACACCGCTAAAATGTTTATCCGTAAGTCTATAGGAGGCGAAAACGGTATAAACGGCGAAGTGTTCGGGCGAGAAATGGAATTTTTAGCAGCTAACGGAGTAGAGGAGGTTATTATAGATATAAACAGCGGCGGCGGCTCAATAGTCGAGGGATTCGCTATTTATTCAGCTATAAAGGACGCACCTTTAAAAACTACTACTAGAGTAATAGGTTTAGCGGCATCAATGGCCGGGATAATTTCACAGGCGGGAGATAAGCGAGTAATTTTAGATTATGCTTTATTTCACAGCCACGGGCCACAGGTCCCAAAGGGGAAAACGGTAGAAAAGGAGCTTTTAAACAAAATGTTAGGCTCTTTAAAAACAATGATTAGCGCAAAAACAGACCTACCAGAGGACAAGGTTAGCGAAATGTTAGAGGGCGAAAATGTTTTAACAGCGGTAGAGGCGAAACAAAAGGGGTTTTTCGATGAGATCGAAGTAACTAGAGGGTTAAAACCTAATTTAGAGGTTAATAATACTATTGAAACCCTATACGAATTAACAAACAATTTTTTAACAAATAACAACGAAATGAGCAAATTAAGCGAAATTTTAAAATTAGAAAACGCTACAGAGACGCAAATTTGCGAAACTGTAGAAAGTTTACAAGCTACAGCCGGAGAGGTTGAAGGCTTAAAAAACGACTTAGAGGCTAAAACTACAGAGTTAGAGGCTAAAGTTTCAGAAGTTGAAGCGGCAGAGGCTAAGGTTACAGAGTTAGAGGCTAATATTTCAGAAATGAAAAAGGAGGCGGCTACTTCATTAATTGAGAACGCTATTAAGTCGGGACAAATTAAAGAGGAGTCTAAAACTAACTGGATTGAGCAAGCTACTAACGACCTAGAGGCTACAAAATCACTTTTAAGCGGTATTAGTTCAAGCGCTAAGGCGGTGGAACTTTCTAACGAGATCGTAGTAGACGAGGTAGAAAACGAGCGCAAGGAGTGGGATTTTCAAAAGTGGGGACAAGAGGACCCAAAAGGATTAGAGAGAATGAAAAATGAAGACTCCGAAAAATTCGAGGCTTTATTTAACGCATATTTAGAAGATTAACAAAAAAAATATTAATAATTAAAATTTAAAAAAATGGCAGAACAAATAATTAAACTGTTTAGCAAAGATTTACAGGAGAATTTATTTCCTAAAAACGAATTTTACAAGCAGTCAAAAGTAGACGGAAACATAGGCGCAAAATTCGGGAGCGTAGAAGTACCACAAGCGGGGGCGGTTCCTGGTGTAGTTGTTAACCCTTCATCATTTCCTTTAACACCGTCTCAAAGAGTAGACGACGTTAAGACGTACAACGTAGACTTATACGCAACAGACGCAATCCATATCGAGGACGTTAACGAAATCGTTACAAACTACTCTAAAAGAATGGACATTTTAAAGGACCACACTAGAGAGTTAAACACTAGAATAGCGGACGAGATCGCTTACTCATGGGCTCCAACTTTGGCGGCTAACAAGTCTTTTACAACAGGAACGGCGGACGGTTCGGCATTGGCTCCAGGAGCAACAGGAACAAGAAAGGCGTTAACTAGAGAAGATTTAAGCGACTTGGCTATTAAATTCGATATTGACGACGTGCCAGAAGGCGCTAGAAATATGCTAGTAGATGCTAGATTGTACGCTCAATTATTGAAAATTGATTCTTTTATTAACTTTGACTACACTAACAGAAAGCCAGTTGTAGACGGACAAGTAGGGGAGATTTTTGGAATGAAAGTGTTTAAGAGAAGTAAAGCAGTTTATCACGATGTATCAGGCGTTAAAAAAGCGGTTGGAGCGGCTACAGCGGTAGACGATAACCTAGCAATTATCGCATGGGCGGACAACATGGTAAGGAGAGCAGAGGGAGCGGTTAAAGTTTACGCGGATATCGACAACCCACTTTACTTAGGTTCAATCTTTAACGCTAGCGTTAGAGCGGGCGGAACAGCTTCGAGAACAGACGAGAAAGGGATTTACTCACTTATCCAAGGAGTTTAATAATGGCCTCTAAATTAGAGACATTAGCTAAAAGGTATTTTAACAAGTCGGAGGTAGTATTTATAACCTCCGACGGGTTAGCCTTTTTAGAATATCCCTACGCGCTAAGACACGCGGAAAAAAATGGCTTAACAATTAAAGAATTTAAGAAACCTAAAAAAAAGGTAAAAAATGGCACTAAATAAGGTTATTTTTAACATTAACACCGCGGGTTTAGGCACTCCTTTAGCGTCTAAAGATCACATTAGCGGTTTAGTGTTCTATAACGATGTTTTACCTAGTGGCTTTTCAGTATCCGAGAGAATAAAAACTATTTTTTCTCTAGAGGAGGCGGAAGGCTTAGGAATTATCGAAGGTAGCGCGGACCACGGCGTAGAGTGGTATCACATAAGAGAGTTTTTCCAAAAACAGCCAAGCGGCGAGTTATGGCTTGGATATTTCGCGGAGCCAGTAGGAGCGCCGGACTTCTTAGAGGTTGCGACGTTGCAAAACACGGCTTTAGGAACTATTAGACAAGTAGGCGTATTTTTCGTAGGTGCGGCATTTGCAGACGCTCAGGTTACGGCATTGCAAGCGGTAGCGACTACCTTAAAAGGGGAGTCTAAGCCTTTGAGTATCTTATACGGCCCAGACATTAGCGGGACGGCGGATTTATCAACGTTGAGCGATCAAAGACTTTTAACAGCTCCTAACGTTTCGGTGTGTATCGGACAAGACGGAGGCGGAAAAGGCGCGGCTTTATTTGTGTCAACTTCAAAGTCAGTAACAGACCTAGGGGCGAAACTTGGGGCAGTATCTAACGCAAATGTTAACGAGTCAATTTCTTACTATGAGAAATTCCAAATGGTAACAGACGGGACGGAGTTTGACACTCCCGCATTTGCTAACGGCGACTTAGTAAGTACAGCGGCTACGGCATTAGTTGAGGCAATCGACGACAAAGGCTACATTTTCTTAGTTAAAGAGGTAGGATTTTCTAACACTTTCAACTCAGATTCTTACAGCTCGGTAGCGGTTACTAACGATTTGGCAACTATTGAGAATAACAGAACAATAGACAAGGCTACAAGAAATTTAAGAACTTTAATAGTTCCTAAATTGGGTAGCCCGTTAAGAGTTAACGAGGACGGAACTTTAAGAGAGGACACAATAAAAACTTTTAAAGCACTTGGCGACGTTGCACTATCTAAAATGGAGGCAGACGGCGAGTTAAGCGCTTACGAGGTTATTATTAACGCGGCTCAGGACGTAGTAACAAGCGGACAGTTAGAAATAACAGTCAAGTTGGTGCCAGTAGGCGTAG